GCGTCATTATCCATACGTAATTGGTCTGCTCAATACATGCAGAATCCAACTTCAGAAGAAGGAGCCATTTTAAAACGAGAATGGTGGCAGCCATGGAAAGGAGACATGCCAGTTTTAAAACATGTTATACAATCATACGATACTGCGTTTAGTAAAAAAGAAACTGCCGATTATTCAGCGATTACTACATGGGGAATATTCACGCCTCACGAATCAGGGCCTGATGCCATTATGTTAATAGATGCAATCAAAGGTAAATACGATTTTCCAGAATTAAAAATGGTGGCTCTAGATCAATACAAATATTGGCAACCTGAAACTGTAATCATTGAAGCTAAAGCAAGTGGACAAAGTTTATTACAAGAGTTTAGAAGAATGGGAATTCCTGTTATGGATTACACTCCAGGACGTGGCCAAGATAAACACTCAAGGGTTAATGCGTGTGCACCCATATTTGAATCTGAACAAGTTTACTATCCAAGAGACGAGCATTTTGCTCATGAAGTAATTGAAGAATGTGCAGCGTTTCCTCATGGAGAACATGACGATTATGTGGACAGCACCACTCAAGCTATGTTAAGATATCGGCAAGGTTCGTTTATAACAACTTATTCTGACGAGGATGAGGTTGAAAGTTATAGACAACGTAAATACGTATATTACTAAAAGGAGTAGACATGTCGAGAAAAAGAAAATTAAGAAGAGCATTGATGGGTGCAGCAGCACTTTATGGTGCTTCAAAACTTATGGGAATGGGTGCTGGTACGACTGGAAAAGCAACTGTATCAGATGCACAAAAAATGAGCCAAGTTCCAAAAAAAGTAACACCTAAATTTGTAAAAGATATAAAAAGTGCTGATTCAAGTTTAGTAAATCAATCAACAAAAATTTCAATTGATAAAAATGCAAACCCTAAAGAAATAAAGGATATTGTTAAGAAAGCTAAAGAAGATAAAGCAAAACAATTTGCCATCGTCAAAAAAAGAAAAGATGCAGGAATGCTTTCACCTACTATGCCTAAATCTGAAAGTCAATACAGAGCTTTGATGAAAGAAAATTCTGGTTTAGATATGTTTGGTGGATCTAAAAAAGGAGGATTCCAAACTGTCAAAGCTCGTGGTGGTGGAATGGCGAGAACAAAACCTACTAAACTATATTAATGGCTGAAATCGATAGAGTGATTGAAGAGGAGATTGAAACTCCTGACACTGAAGAAGTTGATGTTGAATTAGAATCTGAAACGGAAGCAGCTCCTATAGAGGAGTTGGCAAGTGCAGCAGATGAATTTTATAAGAACATCGCAGAAGACATGTCAGATGAAGTTCTTCAGAGAATGTCTAATCAATTACTTGACGATTATAAAAAGGATAGAGTTTCAAGAAAAGATTGGGAGACCTCTTATACAAATAATTTAGATCTACTTGGAATTAAATACACGGAGATGACAAGACCATTTAAAGGGTCGGCATCCGTGACTCATCCACTTTTATCGGAAGCTGTTACACAATTTCAAGCACAAGCTTACAAAGAATTACTTCCATCTTCAGGACCTGTGAGAACTAGAGTCTTGGGGATGGAGGATGATGCAAAAATTAATCAAGCGCAACGTGTTCAAGATTTTATGAATTACATGATCACTGAGGAGATGGAAGAGTATACTCCTGAGTTTGATCAATTATTATTTTATTTAGCCTTAGCAGGTTCAGCATTTAAAAAAGTTTACTACGATGAAGTAATGCAAAGGGCTGTATCTAAATTTATACCAGCTGAAGATTTAGTGGTGCCTTATTATGCTACAGACTTAATGGATTGTGAAAGAATTACTCACGTAATTAAAATGGGTGAGAACGAAATATTAAAAAAACAACAAGCTGGTTTTTACAGAGACGTTGAATTAAAACCTACATCTAGTGGTCCTACAGAAATAGAAAAAAAATATCAAGAATTAGAAGGTGTAACTCCTGGTGGTGATAAGCAATATTCTTTTTCTATTTTAGAAATGCATGTTGATTGCAATTTAGAAGAGTTTGAAATGCAAAATGCAGACAAACAAGTAAAAGTTCCTTACATCATAACAATTGATGAAGGCTCAGGACAAATATTATCTATCTATCGTAACTATGATTTGAACGATGAAACAAAAAAACGTAAAGAATATTTTGTACATTTTAAATTTTTACCAGGTTTAGGGTTTTATGGCTTTGGATTAACACACATGATTGGTGGTTTAAGTAGAACTGCTACACAATCTTTAAGACAATTGCTTGATGCTGGTACACTATCTAATTTACCAGCTGGATTTAAGTCTAGAGGTATAAGAATTCGTGATGATGATCAGCCTTTTCAACCGGGAGAGTTCAGAGATGTAGATGCACCGGGAGGAAATATCAAAGATCAATTCCAAATTTTACCATTTAAGGAGCCATCAGCTACATTATACCAATTAATGGGCTTTGTTGTACAAGCAGGACAGAAGTTTGCAGCCATAACTAACATGGATACAGGTAATGATATGCAAAATAGAGCTGTTGGTACCACTGTTTCACTCTTGGAACGTGGTTCGAGGGTCATGAGTGCTATACACAAGCGATGTTACTACTCTATGAGAAGAGAATTTAGACTTTTATCTAAAGTTTTTGCAACATATCTACCACCAATCTACCCATATTCAGTATATGGTGCAGATCAAGCGGTAAAACAAACTGATTTTGATGAAAGAGTAGATGTAATTCCAGTTGCTGACCCAAATATCATGAGTATGGCACAAAGAGTGACGTTAGCTAACGAAAATTTAAAGATTGCTATGTCAAATCCCATGATGCACAACTTGAGAGAGGCATATCGAAGAGTATATGAAGCATTAGGCACTCAAGATATAGATCAAATCTTAAAACCTATAGAAAGACCAATACCAAAAGATCCTGCTACAGAAAATATGGAAGCATTAATGATGAAACCATTAAAGGCGTTTCCGACTCAAGATCATCAAGCACATATTGCAGCTCACTCAGCATTTATGTCTACTAGAATGGTACAAATAAACCCTCAAGTGTATGCAGCTTTACAATCTCATATTTCTGAGCATGTTTCACTGCTTGCTCAAGGAGAGGTAGGTGCACAAATAGAAAACGATCCTGCTATGCAAGCGATGTTACAGTCTGATCCACAAGCAGCTCAACTAAGAATCGAGTCTATGATTGCACAAAGAATAGCAACTTTAACAATGGAACTTGCACAATCTGAAGCTATGGGTCAAAGAAAAGATCCTATTGTTGCATTAAAAGAAAGAGAACTTGATTTAAGAGCTATGGATATGCAACGTAAGGCAGAGGAATCTGTTATGAATATGGATATAAAAGAAAATCAAATTGAAGAACAATTAGATATTGAAAAGATGAAATTAGAAAACAATGAAGACCAAGCAGCTGAAAGAATTAGAATTGCTGAAGAAAAATTAAAAATTGCAAGGAGTAAAAAGAAGTAATGGCTGATCCTACAAAAGGTACAGGAAAAAAACCTGAAGGTAGTGGTAGAAGATTGTATACGGATGAAAATCCTAGAGATACAGTTAAGATTAAATTTGCTACGCCTAGTGATGCAAGAGCCACTGTTACAAAAGTTAACAAAATTAAAAAACCTTTTGCAAGAAAAATACAGATACTGACAGTTATGGAACAACGTGCTAAAGTAATGAATAAAAAAGAAGTTGTCAGTATTGCAAAGAAAGCTAAAGAAAGTTTAAGAAAGAGGTTTGCGTAATGCCACTTACAGAAAAAGGAAAAAAATTAAAAGAAAAATTTAGAGGTCAGTATGGTAAGAAAAAAGGAGACTCTATTTTTTATGCTATGGAAAATTCTGGAAAATTAAAAAAAGTTATGAAAGCACAATACGGTGGCGGAGCGGATGCTGGTGGAAAAAAATCTCCAGGAAAAGGCACTTACAAATCACCATCTGCAAATCCTTTTGAAGTTAAGAACAGACCAGGAGGAAATGGTGGAAATCAAAATATACTAACAACAATAAAAAATAAAGCTTCAGCAGTTGCTCAAACGGGAAAGAATTTTGCTATAGGGACAATACCTTTTACACCATTTGGATTTGCTGTTAAAGGTCTGGAATCTGTTGAAAACATGAGAAGAAAAAAAAGAGCTAAAGGTGAATTTTTTACTTCCAAGAAAAAAATTGATCCGATTACTAGAGAATTTTATAGAACTAACAAAAGACCATTAGATACTACAATAGGTGGAAAAGATGAAGATTATCTAAAAGCTGCTGGAATAATTGGTTTTGGTGGACCACCAAAAAATATGATGGATGCAGGACCTAAAACACCTTTATGTCCAGATGGTACTGAACCTCCATGTCCACCAGTAGTTCAACCAACAAAACCGAATATTGCAGGTACTTTTTTAAAAGGTTTTCAAAAATATAATTCAGGAGGTGTAAATTCTGGACCTCCACCAAAAAGAGGTCCCAACCCACAAGTGCCTCCGATTAAAATGCGTGAAGGTAAAATGACGAAAAAATATAAAATGTCTTGTCCTCATAGACCTGATGGAATTAGAGGAGTGGGTGCATCTATAAGAGGACATAAATTTATAGGAGTTAAATAATGTGGTTTCAAGCAATCAAATTAGCTGTATCAGCTGGAAGTAAAATTTACGCTAACAAACAAAAAGCTAAAATGGCAATGTCGGATGCACAATTGTTACATGCAGAAAGACAAGCACGTGGGGAGGAAGCTTATCAAGGTAAGCTTTTAGAAGCTAGACAATCGGATTGGAAAGACGAGGCCGTTTTGATAATTCTCAGTTTGCCCGTGTTGGTGCTTGCGTACGCAGTGATATCGGATGATCCAACAGCAATGGACAAGGTAAAATTGTTCTTTGAAATGTTCTCGCAACTGCCGGGATGGTTCACAAATTTGTGGATCCTTGTCGTGGCGAGCATATATGGTATTAAGGGAACACAAATATTTCGTAATGGAGGGAAGAAATGATTTGGAATTGGATAAAAAATTTATTTAAGCCAAAAGTTCAAAAAGATCCTCATGAAGAAATGTTCGAAAAGGATGAATATTCTGTAGAGCAACTTCAAAATATGACAAAAGGGGATCTTAAAAAATTAAGAGCACAAGGTAAAATAAAAAGTATTGCACATCCTTTTTATTAGTATATAGATTCTATATGAGTCTTAGATCTGCTCTTTTAACTGCATTAGAAGATAGGTATAACGCACAAATATCAGAGGCGGATACCACAATTCAAATTTATTTAGAAAAACCTGTTGCTATAGGTGAGCATCCACAACACATAGATGAGATAGATAAACTTATGGAAAAAATTGCAGCAGCAGAAGAAAAATTAAAAATTTTACATCAATTCAAGTCATGATCCGTGGTGACAGTGATGAATACGAATCTTTAAAAAAATGGTGTGAAACATTACCGTTTTTTAGTGAACCTAAATCAGTAATTACTTGCGAAGTAGGAGTAAGGGAAGGTTTAGGATCCCATATGATTATGTCAACTATACTCTCTAGGTTTGAAAAAATTAATTATATACATGATGCGATCGATCCATATGGGGATTTAGAATATAAGCATTTTGATGGTAATCCAACTTGGAAACATGGAGATAAGTGGACTTCAAAAGCTCCTACATATTCTAATGATATGAGAGATCAAATGGTAAAAGATTTTGCCACTAATCCACATTTTAAATTTTATAATATGACTGATATCCAATACATGAACGTATTTAATTTGAGTAAAACAATTTATGATTTAGTTTTTCTTGATGGTCCTCACACAACACAAGCTATCTTGAGAGAGGCACTTTGGTTTGCAGAAAGATCAAGAAAAGGAACAAGAATAATAATTGATGATTATCGTTTATGTAATTACGATGTAATAAGAGCTGCTATTTCGTATTGGGATTTTAAAGAAATAGATAAGGGAAAAAACAAAGTTTGTTTTCAAAAAATATGTTAGATCCACATACAAAAGAACAGATAGAAAATATTATAAAAAGAAATATTAGAGATGTAAAAGATCATATTTGTTATGGGGTTGAAACGGAATCTCAGTTAATGTATGCTAGGGGCAGACTCAGCGCATTAGAAACGCTGCTTCAGGATATTAAAAACC